AAGAAATTTGTATATGCGTCCGTCAGTGTTCCTATGCATTTATAACCAGTGCATTTTACCGTTGCATTGCTTATTGTATCTGCGGACGCATTTATTTTTGTAAATTTACTTTCACAAGCAATCGTTGCATATGATGTGATAGCGGCCGAACCAAATATAAGTACTTTACTATCTGAACCTACAGCTGCTATGCCTGTGATTGTAGCCGACCCATTTAATACTGCCATGTTACCACCCCTTTTATGCTAAGGTTACTGTCAATTGCCCTATGCTTATTACAAGCTGATTCCCTACTATAATTGTTCTCGCGGTTGCCAAAGGAGCATAATATAGTAAATTCCCTGCGGTTAAGGCATCCCTTATTCCTACATGTGTAACATTCCCTAAATAATTAACGGTAGCGACCTGGAATGATATATCCGCTGAGTTTGATGTTACTCCATTTGTTGGAGCAATAAATGTTATTGGTTGTCTAGCATAATTCCCTTGTGCAATTTCTACCCCAGTATCCGCGTCTGTTGGATCCGATGAATACAGCGCTACATACACCGTTGTAGGCACAGTGTATTGTGTATTTCTTAAAGTGCCATTGATTAAAGCATTTTCCAAATAATTACTGAATTGTGACATTAAATTTCGCCCTCCTTAAGTTCATATATTTTACCGCCGGTTGCTACAAGCAGTATTTTATTTCCATTCATTTCGCCGTACCACATTCCACGGACTGGGTTGTTTATAGCGTTTTCGTTAAATATCGCTTTATATCCTTCTATTACACGTGGTTTGTATTCATCAACCAGACGGAAATTAGTCATTGTCTGAGCCTCGCCTAATTGAAGTTGGGTATTACCTTGCTCGTTTATTCCGAGAAACTTATTTATATTTATTGTCACCTTTGGCAAGAAAACACCCCCTTTATATTATTCCGTACAGATTGATTATTTGCTGTTCGCTTGCAGGCTGTTTTGTCATTGCCAAAGCTTTCATTTCCCTGTATCGTCTTTCGAAGTAAGCAAACTTTGTTTCATCATCCTTGTAGAATTCCATAGCCAAACCCCATGGAAGAACACTTCTTGCTGTTACATCGTCAACTTGCAATAAATCTGTCATTGCTGTTATTGTCAATGGGACCGGTCTGTAAACTATACGGATATTACCCTCATAAAAGTAATTGATATATAGTTTGTTTCTACCTTCCCATTTAAAATTTGTACTTTTCGAATATTGCCTTTGTGGGTATTCTTCCGTGATCTGATCAATGCTTTTAAAGTCGGCTGGCATCTGTTTTGCTACCCAAGGTCTGTAATCTGGTACATCGCTATTTGTAGCAAATGGCGCGCTAAACAGTGCGTAGTTGGTAAATACATATCTGTTTGTACCGCTGAACCGTATACGACTCTTTGTTGCTCCAACTGTCGGCATCACTTTTGCTTTGTAATCCGTGTAGCCACTAATAGTAGGCGTGCAAGTTACGGTTGCAAGTATGTTCCATCCACTTGTGAAATCCTCAATATAAACAACTGCATCATCAGACACTTCGAAGTAATAGGCCTTGACATTTCCGCTTGCTTCCATGGTTATGTCGTTGCCTAAAAACTCAACATAATCATGACCGGAAGAAAAACCAAGCATATTAGTTACTGGCTTGTTAGCTATCTCGAAAGTGCTGTATATATCGCCTGTTTTTAAGTGTTCTGCTTGCAATACAGTTAATAAACCAGGAGTTCTTACTTTGAGGTCGTCTACATCGTCCGGAACTCCATTATCATCCAGATCTCCAGAGAGTGCCAATGTAAGTAAAAATATTTCGTTTACCGTTGTGCTCATTTCATCACCGCCTTATATTCTTGCTAAGGTAACAATACCTTGACCGCTTGTGAATGCTAAGGCAGTTGACTTAATTGGGTAGGTTGTTACGGCCAATGATGTTAATGTGCTCAAAGGAGCTGAAACAAATCCGCTAACATTGGTTTGTGAAGCCACAACCGCTGCTGCTGTTATAATTAGTGATGAAAAATAATACCCTGTTGGTGCTACTATTCCGGCCGCCCCGATAACAATTGTATCATTGGTAACATTAATTACCCACCCTGCGCCTGTTACACTCGTTACAGTTTTGAACATATTAATTGTATATACTGTTGTTCCTGCAATTGGCGTAACAGTTTCTGTTAGTGGCTGATCGTATATATCGGTTCCCACAAATACAATGGTACCCATAGTGTCATTACCGCCCACTCCTGTAGCAAGCACGCTTAATAAGGCCGGAGCGATTGGCTGTGCAGCTATTGTGTATGCGCCTAGTTTCATGTTAGTTGAAGTGACTATTCCATTCGCTACAATAGGTTGAATGCCCATTGTTCCCTCTAATCCGCTTTTTGCTATAAAGGCTTTTGCGGATTGTAGTTCTAATAAACTTGACATATTACTCCTCCTTAATTCTTCGGATGAGCGTCTTTATAATGGCGCATTAATTCGCTCTGTTTATCAGTTTCAAAAACACATTTTTTGCACTTAAACATCTTGCCATTCTCAATTGCGTTATTTTCTTTTCCTATAGTTATTGTTAACGTAGGATTTTTGAAAGTTTTTTTAACTTTTTCTCCTACTGCCTCGGCTTTCATTTCTATATAATCAAAAAAGCCTAATGCTCTTTTTATAACTTCTGGATCGTCAGTTATAAATTCACCTTTAGTATCAAACCTAAAAATCGGTTGGTTGCTTATCTTGCTTGTAATTATTTTTAACGGTTCACCAAAAAACTTATACATAAATTTCCTCCTCACGAAAAAATAAGGGAGGTTTTACCCTCCCTATTGTTTAAAGCAATTCATATACCACAACGTTTGCGGCATGGTTAGCTTTTAACTTGTCTGTTGCGCTTGGGGTTAGTGTAATTGAGATCGTTCCATTATCTTGCAGTACCCTTGCTGTTTCAACTTGGATAGCCTTTTTAGTTGCCTTTGCAATTACTCCTGTTACTGCCTTGCTCGCCCAAAAATCTCCGGCTGCAATACTAAATGTTGCGTCTGAATCTGCCGCTGCCGTTGCTAATTTATTTGAAAGATCGAATTCTATAATGCATTTTCCATCCGACGCTGTTGGAGTATAGGTAAATACCTCCGCTAATGCATCGGTATCTGCTGTCGCTAAGTTTTCTGTTCCAGCTAATATAGTGTTAAATGCTACTACTGCGCTGTTTGTAATTGCTACTGCCATGTTGTTTCTCCTTTCAATGAGAAAGGGGCTTGTTAAGCCCCTAAATTGTTATATCGTTGAGGATGCCGCTGCCTGGGTTGCGGTAATTCTTACTAATTCATTAGGCTTTACTACCTTTGCGCCAAATACATGAAGTCCGTCACACTGTGCTGCAAATGCACCAGGTACATCTTCAATGAATCTGGATTTGAGAATCTGTTCAGCATATACGATTGAATTATAAGATCCAGCCATACACTCAGTTACATATGAACCTTCTGAACCCGTTGTAACAAGGTTGTTTGATACATAAATGTCCGTATTTAAGTGCTTAACCCACTCAACGCCATCGCTTGCGTCACCTGTTCCGTTTTTGATTCCAAACTTAATTCCTGCAAGCTCTAATTTCTCAGCATACCATGGGGGAATTACCATCCATCTCTGGTTGGGCTTTACGTTAGCTTCTGTCAGTTTTCTAATCACTGTAGAAGTTGTTGAAAGCGCTATTGTTTCAGATACGGTTGCAGTGATCGTTGTTCCTGCCGCTGCGTACAACGCCAAAACATACTTATCTGCTGTGTTGAGCAATCCATAACCGGCTTCTGATACGCTGGTTCCTTTTAAGTCGATAACGCTCTGGAACGCTTCGATATCGTCTACATAGAACGCATATTTATTTTTCTGGTCGATTAATAGTGTTACTCCTGCGTCTTGCAATGTTTCTGGTGTAATCGAACCTGTGTAAGCACTGATTGTTGGCGTAGATAATCCAGGGAAGGTTACTGTATCTCCCTGTTTTTTAATCTGTGAACTTGTGTCCATTGTGCAAATTTGTTTTGCGATCAATTCGTTTCTTAATAACATTAGCACCTTTGTGCTCACTAATTTTGGGATTGAATTTGTTATTGCCATTTTTTATCATCCTTTCGTTATTTCATTTTGAATAGTTTTTTTACTTCTCCCCAACGGGAAGAAAGTTCCTGCGTTGACATATTTCCAATCATTTCTTCTGTTAAAATTGAACTTTGACCTCCAAGTCCCGATACATCCCCCATGCTGGCTCTAGCATTTTCCTCATTAGCTTTTGCCTTTGTATCTGCTGTTTTTGTCAGCCTTAAAGCGTATCTGGCGTAAGCATCAGCAAGTGGTTTTCCGTTTGCATTAGCTTGCCATACTTCTGTTGGTATATCATCGGGTTTTACATCTGGGAATTCTTTAATAAAGTCTTGTAAGTCTGCTTGTTGCTGTTCTTGTTGTTGCTTTGATTCTTTCTCGGCTCTGATTTCTTCTTTTAATTTGCGACTTTCAAGCAGTTCCTGGGCATCTTCTTCTGAAATATTTCTTGCAAGTAATTCAGATAATTCCTGTTCTTGCTTTTGTGCGTCCATTGCTTTGTCATAATCCGCCAAAGTATAAATCCCATGACTTTCACCATACTGTCTAGCTATTAAATCGTCTTGGGCTTTTGCGTACGACCTTTGTTCTGCTTCTCTTCGTACTTGTGCAAATTTAGAGTTCTCTTCTGCTGATTGTGGTTTTGTTTCCTGCTGTGGTTCAACGGTTTCCACGATATTCGTCTGTACAGGTTCATTAACCGATTCAATATTTTGTGGTTCAACGTTCACCACTGGCTCTGCGTCTACAGTGCTTAAATTTAATTCATCCATTGCTTGTTCTCCTTTGCAGTTTTGCGCTTTCTGCTTGCGAATTTTCGAATATAAGAAAAGCGCCCTTTCGAGTGCCTATAAATCAATATTTTCAATCTTTGCTCTTTCTTCAAGGTACGAAGCATACATATCCATAGCTTTAAATTGTCCGTTCAATAAATCATAACTACATAATGGCGTAAAGCTAAGTTCACCGGCTTTGTACTTTTTTAACATATTGCTTAACCCTTCCATTCGGATTTTTAGCTGTAAATACTCGGCCTTAAATCTTTCCTTATAGTCTGCACTATTCATCATTTCTACTGTTTCATTTAATTTCATAATAATACTTCCTCTCTTTTTATATAAAAATAACACCTACATTATAGGTGCCTGTTGTTGCTGTGGTTGTTGCGCTTGCTGAACGACCATTTCTTTCACGGCCTGTTCCATTTCTTCTGGTTTCATTTGCTGTATCTGTGCTTGTATTTCTGGTGGTAATCCCTCCACGTAATCAGCAAGTAACTTCATCATGACTTCTGCGTCAATATCTTTTGATGTCACTTCTTCTAATAGCTTGTCCTTCATCGGTATAATTCCATTTGGAAGCCTTTCAAGATATTGTGCAAATGTTATCTGCTTGTTCATAAGCAAGTTGTCCAATGTCTGCATAGATGTGATCTCGTTCCAATGCGTGCTTGCTCCAACGTCAACTTTTACACGCCATTGTAAGTTCTCGTAATTTGAACCATTAAAATCGAACGTCCGATTTATGCCTTGGTCTTTGTATGTGAGTTTTCTATCTACATTGTACTTGTAAATAAAGAAATCCATCTTTATTCTAGCTTTATCTTCTACAAATTTCCAAAAACGCCTTGATATTGCTTTAAGTGGTATGGCCGAAGCTTTTTGTAATACAAGTAATGCCGAAGTATTGTCCATGTTGAGTTCGCCTGTCGCTGCGTCCGTTACTCCTAACATTTCTTTTGTTAAGCTGATAATCATTTCGACTACTTTGTATATATCCTGGGAAAGCTGTCCAGGGGTAATATAACCAACAACATCTTTAATATTTCCTCCGCTAACTCCTATGGAACCTCCTATCATGTTGCTAGGCGCTGCCATTCTTGTTTCGTCATATACCATTTTAGGGATTGAAATGTGCATAACGGCCATGATTATCATTGCCACTAATTTATTCACTGCTATCTGATTTGGAATGATGCCCTTGACTTCGCTCACTCCATGGCAACAATTCTTTTGTATAGCCCAGTTCATTACGGCAACCGGGTACATTGTTAATCCGCTGTCAATATCATCTTTTGTTATCTTTGAATACCTTGTCTTTTTATTGAACCAGACCTTGCCATCTTTTTTCCACATGGTAAGTATGCAAATTGCTTTGTTTGACTTATCAAGTTCTATCCGTGACATATCGCCTGCTTGGTTCTCTGTTTCTTCATCGGAACAAATTTTATCTACTTCATCCTTTGAAATACCGTTTGCTTTTGCTTCTTTTTTCAAGTCATCTACCATGCGTCTAAAGGCAATTTGTATCTTTACTTGTGATTGAACATCTGCACTATTTGGATTTGCAGGGAAATAATTAACATTATCCACGATTTCGCTAGATATCTGCCCTCTTACTCCGTTTCCTGCATTGTAATTCGGATCCCATGAGAAATATTCTATTCCATCACCTGTTATCGCGGCATCGAGCAAAGCTTGTTCG